AAGCGATATTAGACGAACCTTAACAAGGAAACACACGAAACAATCAAGCAAGAAAACATTAACAAAATAACAACAACAAAGATTTATCACGGGCGATACATAGGGCTGAGTGATTTGAGTTTTTTTCAACGGCAATTCAAGAATTTTCCATCAGTAAAAGTGATGCTGTCATCAGTGAGGAGACATAGGAGGGAGCACTCAGGAGGGAGCACGCTCTATCGAGTTCGATGGGAGGGAGAATGTGACTGTCATCACCTTCCGTCATGTAGGTGCACGCTAGTGGTGACTTTTCCACACGTGCAGGATATAGTGATGCGAGTCCCCCGAGTAGAGCATGGTCGAGTCTTGACTTTAGAGGAGCAGTATTTGAGAGTGTTGCAGCTGTGCGCACAGTACGATGTGGTCAAGGACGAGACAGGGCAGTGGCGAGCAACGTTGATTACGGATAAAGACCTCGCGACCAAGATGAGTAGTATGATTGTCTTCCAGTACTACGGTCAGCGAGAGAGTAATCGATTGGTGCGACCGCCTTTTATCGTGCGCAACACCCCGCAGCAGTTTGTGCCGAAATGGCATCCCAAACTCCGGACTGCAATAGATCGAATGGATGAGATTTATATGATGGCGTATGGACGGAAGATGCCAACGAATCCGCTGCTCGATGCGGAGTTCGAACAGGGGCAGCCGTCAAAGACGAGGCAGTGGTATAACAAGCATTTATTTTCTCGCCATGTCTACGGACGATTTAAAGGATATTCTCCGATTGTGCACACGATGGAAGATCTGAGTGCAGCCAAGATAGCTGACCTTTTTGCGGAGTTTTCACAGAATGAGACAGAGTCACGCGAGCATTTTGATGAGATAAAGAAAATGTTGCCGCAAGCACTAGCCTTATTGGATGTGATGCTGAGAACTCGGCATCATCACGGAACCATATCGTTTCGATACCGTCCGGAAATGTTGAAGAATTTCGTCACGAACATGCAGTCTTCTGCAGGAGTCCGACCTGGTAAAGTTTATGAGCGATCAGTGGAAGGAGCACGAGTAGTTTTCACACCGACCGGGAAAAAGTTTCACCAATTCCCAGTGTATGCTGCTGAGTTTCATAAGCTCCTGCAAGACATATGGAAGGCAGAGGACCTCTACGATAGATATAGGGGAGACATAGATTACTACTGTATAATACGCCTAAAGAACGAGTTCAAGGTTAAGTGGTTACCAGACATACCGGATGACGAGCTCGAGGATACTCTGCGCAAGATGCGATCCGGCTGTCGAGAGTTTTTTATACCTAATATGATGCAGCAGTTCTTGTCTAAATTGCTTATGACACCGAAGCAATTGTTTGAGCGAGGCGAAGTTATACGCATAGGTCAGAAATGGAAGCATGGGGAGGCAGAGAGATTTGCAAGACGATTTCATGCCTTTTCGAAGACTCACCGCTGGTTTACAGGCGATGTGCGAAAGTTGGATAAGAACATTCGAGACTGGCTGCTTTCATTGTATGTTGCGTCAGGTCGCCCTTATTTTAGGTCTGATGATGCAAAGACGGACAACTTCCTGGATCGGCTCTTCGTGCTCCTGGCGGAAAGGATAAATGTTAAGTTGACGTGTCACATAACTGGGTTGTGGACGCTGATGAAGGGGGTGATGTATTCCGGGGGCTTCGAGACTTCTCACGGAGATTCCTGGATACTGGCGTTAGTGTTTTGTTTTTACTTTGTGTTTGTGATTCAATCGCATCCGGAAGTGGCGGCCGAAGTGATCCGGTGTGTTCGGCTGACCATTCTGGTAATTGCTCTCTATGGTGATGACCATTTGATGGCCGTTCCCCTCTCGTTAGTGCCTTATATAAACGAGAGAGGGTTTGCGGCCTTTGCGTTGAAATATTTTGGTATGGTCATTAGAGACATTGAGGAGTTAGACGATTTTTTTTCGCAAGTGGATTCAGCCGGGGAGCTGACGAAGAAAGGCGTCGTTTTCTTGAAGCGGTATTTCATATTGTCGAAGCCCATGGGGGAGGACCACCCAGTAGTTTATCCTTTTAAACCTACCCATGAGACGATATTAAAGTTAATCTGTAATAAGGACAATGATCCGCGAACATATCCGCTTCAAGCTATAGGTCAAGCGTACGACACGTTGGGGACCAATCCCGTTGCGTATGCTATGGTCCAGAGCTTTTACCAGTACTGGATGGCCGAGTTGGACTTTGATCAGGAAGGTTTAACTCAGTACATGAATTCGATGGATGCGCAGACCCGAAATCGATTGTGGCGAAAAGCGGGTCTGAATTGGAAGACGAGTACTTTTTGCTTCCCAACCCTGGCACATCTTCAGGGGTTGCATAAGATAGACAAAAAACAGGGAAGTAATGAGATACCAAGGTGTGTAGTCGAGGGATTTTATGGCGTAGATGCGACGGAATTGGAAGAAGCGCTGAGAGGAGAATATTTGTCGCAATACGATCTCTGGCAATAATCCCCGATCCTTATATTAAAAAAAAAAAAAAACAGGGAAGTAAT